ATGGTGCATTTTTTTTGTATTTTTGTTTTAAATAATAATTATGTTAATAGACATTTTAAGATTTTTTGGTTTAGATAACCAAGAAAAAAAAACAAAAGAAACAAAGGAACTAAAACAAGCATATAGGCGAAAAACAAAAAAATTAAAATAATGAGATATTATAGTAATCCTTTAAATCGTTTTCACACACAAATTAAGATTGATTCTACGACAGGATCTGAATTAGTGAATACTGCAACTGCTAAAACTTATTTAAGAGTTGATACAAGTGCTGATGATACCTTAATTGGTCAAATGATAACACAAGCGAGGATTATTATTGAAAACTATATTTCAAAAGACATAGTGGCTAAAACAAGAAAATTATATTTAGCGAGTGTTGATGAAAGATTTGTTTTGCCGTTTTCTCCTATTGCTTCCATACAATCTATAACAGTTGAGGGAACTGCTACAACTGCTTACGAAACTTATGGACTTGATGATACTATTGTAGAATTAAATAGTTTACCATCTAAAGAAGTGATTGTAAGTTACACAACAAGTGGTTTAAGTGATAGCTTTTTAATACAAGCGAATCTTCAAATGATTTCTACTTTATACGACAATAGAGCAGATTTTGTAGTTGGAAGCATTGTAAGTGAAATCCCAACTGATGTAAAAAGTATATTGAGTTCTTATAAAGCAATGTTTATTTAATGAGAGCAGGAGATTTAGACACAAGAGTTTTAGTCAAAAGACAAAGTAAAACTGCTGATGGTTTTGGTGGGTTTACTTCTACACTTTCAACCCAAACAACAATTTGGGCAAGTGTTAATTATACAGATGGTGATATAACAACAAAGAATGGGAAAAGAGATAGGAATTTAGTTATTGAACTTATTGTAAGAAAAAAAACTGCTGATGATATTGCAACAACTGATTTGCTTGAAATAGAAAATGAAACTGGACAATATCAAATCAATACAATGTTTGATAGCAAGTATAAATATTTTACATCTATAACGGCAACAAAAAGAGAATAATGGAAATAAGAGTTAATAAATCTGATCTTCGCAAAATCGATAGGTTGTTTAGTAAACTTGAAAAAGTTAGCGAGAGAGATGCAGATATTATTATAGATAAAAATGGTTTAAGTATTGTTAGAGAAATAAAAAGACCACCAATACCAGTTGATACTGGTAATTTAAGAAACAATGTTGTTTATAATGCAAGAGAGAAAGCAATAGAATCAAAAGCACCATATTCAGGGTTTCTTGAATTTGGTACAAAGTTTCAAAAGGCACAACCATATTTTTATAGCAAAATAAACACAGGATTAAAAAGATTAGTTTTAGATTTAAATAATGCGATTACAAGAGCTTTAAGATGAAAGAACCAATAAGATATATAAGACAAAAGATATTCACTCTACTAAACGGAAATGTGAGTTATGGAGGCTCTAATGTACCAGTTTATAATCGTGTTCCATCAACTCAAAGTGAACCATATATAATTATCTATTCTGTAGATACTGCACAAACAAATCAAAATCAAACTGATTTTATTGTAGAGTGTATTACAAGAATAGAAGTTGTAACTGCATTTTTCTCTGATGATGGTGGTGAACTACAAGTAAACGATATTGTAGAATCAATATTAGAATTAATCAAAACATCTACAACCGATTTCTTTGATTTATCTTCCAATAACTTTAATGTATTTACTTCAAACATTAATGGGATAGCATATAGCGAAGAAAACGATAATGAGAAAACTTATTATAGAGCAATCATTGATATTGCAAATAGAGTTCAACAAAATTAAATATTATGCCAAAAGCAAAAAAATTTAGCAAACATATATCTTGGAAAGAAGCAACAGGATCTGCTACTGCCAAAAAATTAGAAATCGATAACACTCCAAATGATGAGCAATTAAATAATATGCAAGACCTTGCAGAAGATTTATTTGAACCATTAAGAGAAAGAGTTGGTGAGCCAATACTAATTAATAGTTTCTTTAGATGTGAAGAACTTAATAAAGCTATCTCTGGTTCAGCTACAACTTCGCAACATATAAAGGGGTGTGCTATTGATCTTGATGCAACAAAGATTTCTAATTGCGAATTGTTTTATATAATTAAAAATGAATTTGAGTTTGATAAGCTGATATGGGAATTAGGAGATGACAACAACCCTGCTTGGATTCACGTTAGCTATGTTAAAGGCAATAATCGTGGTCTTGTATATCAAGCAAAAAGAAAACCAGGCAAGGCTTTTACTACATACCACCCATTTAATTTAGACAAAATAGAAGATGAGTAAGCAAAAAAAGAAACTAAAAGATACTGCAGTAGGTAAGTTTTTGTCTGGTGCAGGTTCTAATATCATTGACACACTTGGTGATGTTCTTCCTGATAAAGGAGTATTTGGACTTGTAAAAAACCTAATACAAAAAGATCCTGTGTTACCACCAGAGGACAAAGAAAAAGCATTAGCACTTTTACATCAAGATACAATAGAAATGCAAGAAGTTTCTAAAAGATGGGCAAGTGATATGCAAAGTGATTCTTGGCTCTCGAAAAACACAAGACCTATGGCACTAATATTTTTAACTATATCTATGGTGTTATTAATATTTGTTGATTCAAGTGGTTTAGATTTTAGTGTTGATAGTGGTTGGATTGACCTTTTAAAAAGTTTATTAATTACAGTATATGTTGCTTATTTTGGTTCAAGAGGTGCAGAGAAGTTTAAGTCAATAAGCAAAAATGCCTCGTAAAATATTCCAATCTTACATAGAGAAACCCAAGAAAAAAAGACCTGGTGTGCATAGTAAAAATGCAAGTCGTGGTCAAAATGGTTATAAGAAAAAATACAGAGGTCAAGGTCGAAAGCATTAAATTATAATTTGTTATTTTTGTAGTAAATATTTCAATTATGGCAAATGATATGAGTTATAACTCGGTTTACCACAAATCAGCATTTGGTGATTTTGGTTTAGAAGTAATTGCTTCAGGTGAAACGAGTACAGTAGGAAATCAATACAATGCAATCCAAGTTTTAGAAGATGCAACAATAAGTGCTACTAACAATACAACAAAAGGAGATACTACAATTACAAGTTTAGAACTTGTTACTGGTATGATAATTTATGGTTCATTCCATACGATTAGTTGTTCAGCAGGTAAAATAATAGCTTATATAGAGTAGTATGTTAGGACTTGGACTTGGTTTACCGAAGATTGGAAATAAGATTGTAAAGATTATAAAACATCTAAAATCTTATTGGAATAAGAATAGCCATCAATGGAATCACGAAAATACAAATTGGGAACAAATTTAAATAATATAAAATGGCAAGTTTAACAGGAAATAAAATAAAAGATACTTATACTTCACTATTGAAAGTGGGTGATAATGGAACTATTGATAGTTCAGCACAAGCACTTACTGATGGTGCAGGAAATGCTCTTGGACTTACACTAACAAATGGTGGTGTTATTGTTTCAACAACAAATGGTACTTTAATTGGAACATCAGATTCAAATGTTGTAGGTGCTTCACTTTTAAATGTAAGTGGTAATGGTACTGCAGGTCAATATTTAATTTCAGATGGTGATGGAAGTTTTTCTTGGCAAACATTGTCAGCAGGTGACATAACTGGAGTTACGGCAGGTGATGGACTTACTGGAGGTGGAACAAGTGGTGATGTATCTTTAGCAGTAAATGTAGATGATTCAACAATAGAAATTAATGCAGATACAGTTAGAGTAAAAGATGATGGGATTGGTTATGCAAAACTTGGTGCAGAGTTTACTACTGCGGCAGCTTTAAGTGGAACTGATGTTGATTGGAGTACTGCACAAACATTTACTAAAACATTATCAGCAAATACAACTTTGACTTTTTCAAATGTTTCAACTGGTATGCAAATCAATTTAGTAATAAGTGGTAATTACGAATTAACTTTACCAGCAAGTGTAAAAGAATTAACAAATGCTTCTACTTATGATGGAAGTGGGGAAAATTTAATTAGTATAGTTTCTACAAATGGAAACACAGAACAATTCGCAACAATTAATAAAGTAGCATAATATGAAAGCAGTAAATAACAACGGAGTAATTACTTTTTATCAGTCAGTACCAAAATCATTCAGGTCATCAACAGGATTACATTTAAACGTTCAAAATTGGTCTGACCAAGAAATGAAAGACAACGGATTGTTTGATGTTATCATTGAGGAGGGTTACGATAGTAGAATACACGATTTAGGTGAGATATATTTTGATAGTGCTGCTTCAGTATTTAGAAAAGATAAGGTTGATAAAACTTGGTCTAAATCATTAGCAGATTTAAAGGCACAACAAATTAACAATTTTAAAGGTCAAATTGGAAGCAAACTTGCAGCGACAGATTGGTATATAATTAGAAATGCAGATAGTGGAGTAGAAGTACCATCTGATATTACAGATGCAAGAGCAGCATTAAGAAGTCAATCTGACACAGTAGAAAATGAAATCAATGATCTAACTACTAAAGCAGCAGTTATGAGTTATGATTTCCCAAACATTGACTAATGGCAGTAAACAAACGACTTATAGGTGCAGGTGCTACGGCTGCAGCAGGTGGAATTACACCATCAGAACACTTTGGAGTAGTATTATACGAAGGAGATGGTTCATCATCACATTCTATTAATGGAGGTAAGTTTGGTGCAGGTGCTTATTTTAATGGTTCAAATAGTAAAATTATTTACCCTACTGGTTATCCTTTTAATCAAGCAAATTCAATAATTGCAGTTAGTGCTTGGGTAAAACTTCCAACGGCAGCTACAGAATTTGTTTTATTAGGTGCATCTTCAACATCTGACCAAAATGACTATATAGTATTAATTGTAGGTGGAAACAAAGCAGGAAGAATTTTTATAAGAGA